TGATGGCTCCGCAGCCCCAGATGGGCATGAAGAAGGGCGGTAAGGCCGAGTCAAAAGCAATGGCCAAGAAAGAGATCTCCTTCATGAAGAAGAAGGGCGCTCCGAAGTCCATGATCAAGCACGAGAAAGCCGAGTACGGCATGAAGAAGGGCGGTATGGCCGGTGGTTCCTTCCGTAAGGCCGCTGACGGTATCGCCTCTAAGGGCAAGACCAAGGTCAAGATGGTTCGTATGAACTACGGCGGTAAGTGCTGATGAAGTACAAAATGGGCGGACATATCAAAAAACCCCCTGAACCTGTTAGACCGCTTTCAAAAGGTCCGCAAGGTCGGCGGCGTTATCCCGGTCAGAACGAGGCTGATAAAAAGCGTCGTGAGGCAATGCAGGCTGTCGAGGACAGTGATATGTCCACCAAGATGCAGGAAGCTTACGAGCGTTTTGGCCGTAGTTCCGAGTCTGACTCGCCGGGCTATAAGAAGGGCGGTAAGGTCAAGAAGATGGCCGGTGGCGGCTCTGCTTCCAAACGTGCTGATGGCTGCGTGACCAAGGGTAAGACTCGCGGGAAGTTTGTCTAATGATGCCTTCCCGAGGCATGGGTGTGATCGCTCCTAGGAAAGTCCCTCGCGCCAAGCGGCGTGGGGACGACAAGCCCGTTGAGGGTACTGGGAAGCCGATCCGCCATGCCGAGGGCGGTAAGGTAAAGAGCAAGGTCAATCAGGCGGGTAACTACACCAAGCCGGGAATGCGTAAGGCCCTGTTCAATCGTATTAAGAATAGTGCGGTTCAGGGTACGGCAGCGGGTCAGTGGAGCGCGAGAAAGAGTCAGTTATTAGCGAAAGAATACAAACGGCGGGGCGGTGGATACAGAGACTAGCCTTTAACAATACGGCTAATTACAGAATGTGATGTACCAAATAGTTTTGCAACGTATCTCAAACTATAGCCTTGATCTAATAAGGCTTGGAACTCTTTTTTCTTTACGTAGTAAATACGACGCTTTGCACTTGCAATTCGCTGAGCATCCCAGTTGTGACGATCTCCGCCCATTATTGTGTTTTGCTGCGCGGTTACCCAACGCAAGTTTGAAACATGGTTATTCATACGGTTCCCGTCCATATGATCAACTTGAGGCAAACTGTCGGGATTTGGTAAGAAAGCTTGGGCTACTAACCTGTGAACATATCTCTGATTACCGCGACCTAAAGCGACTCGTATGTACCCAGTTGTGTGCAGCCAAGCCTTTAGTATCGAAGTTTTTTCAATACGCTTCCGGTGCGTTAAGTTTCGTTGCGGAATATCTGCCCAGTTTGAGCGGACTACGCCATAATCACTCACCGAATACCGTTCATTCGTGTCAGGTATCAGTTTCCAAATTTCCTGTGTTTTGTGTTCCATAGGTGGACTATGTCATGGCGCTACGAAAAAGTCAACAATCACTCAAGGCTTGGGGGGATCAGCGTTGGCGTACAAGGTCTGGTAAACGATCTTCTGATACGGGCGAAAGATATCTACCGGAAGCTGCTATTAAAGCTCTTTCCCCAGCCGAGTATTCCCGAACCACCGCCGCCAAGCGTCGAGGCAAAGCCCAAGGCAAACAGTTCGTACGGCAACCCAAAGGCGTTGCTGCTAAAACGCGCTCGTACCGTCAAAAAGGGAAGTAAGGGGAAGAAGTAGCTATGGAAACTGTAGAACTTCTAATCAAAGCATGGCCTATCTTCTTAGGGTTTATCACCTTGGTCGTACTACTTGCTAAGATGGATAACCGTCTTGCCGTGGTCGAAGAGAAGATCAAGACCTTGTTTGAGTTGTTTAACAAGAAGATGGGCCGGTAATGGCTGACAAGACTACAGCTACAACTGACTTCAATCTCGACCTCAACACGATCATCGAAGAGGCATTCGAGCGTTGCGGTGCTGAACTGCGTACGGGCTACGACTTCCGTACGTCGAAGCGTAGTCTGTCCCTGCTGCTGATGGACTGGGCGAACCGGGGTATCAACCTCTGGACCCTTGAGCAGGGCACCCATGCCCTGACCTACAACGTCGGCACCTATGACCTCCCTGCCGACACGGTTGACCTGCTGGACCATGTAATCCGCACGGGTACGGGCACGAATCAGGTTGATATCAACATCAGCCGTATCTCATCCAGCACCTACGTTGCTATCCCTAACAAGAACGCAACAGGTCGCCCCATCCAGATCTGGATCAATCGGCGTACGGGCGCAACGGACTCGGCTGGTGCGGTGGTTTACCCGCAGTTCACGGTGTGGCCGAAGCCTGACAACAGCACCCCGTACACCCTGTATTACACTCGATTACGTCGGATGTTCGACCCCGGTACGGGCGTAAATGGTCAGGACATCCCGTTCCGCTTTATGCCCTGCCTTGTGGCGGGGCTGGCCTATATGCTCTCGATGAAGATTCCGGGGGCTGAGTCTAGGATACCGGTCTTGAAGTCTCAGTATGACGAGGCTTGGGATTTGGCGGCTGGCGAGGACCGGGAGAAGGCAGCGGTACGGTTTGTACCCCGGCAGTCGTTCTTAGGCGGGTACTGAGATGTCGGATGAATTATTTTTGGCATGGGTAGCAGGGTTTTTTGATGGGGAAGGCTCCGTTATTGTGGAGTATTCCAAGTCTCCCGAATCTAGTCGTGGATGGAGAACCTCGCTTCATGCGACCCTGACACAGACTAGTCTTCCTTGCCTTGAACTCGTTCAATCCCGTCTTGGGGGGACTATAAAAACCTCTGATAATCGTACGGCGGACACCCGTAGATGGGCAGTTCAATACACGTGGTCAGTACGAAATCAGAACGCAATTGCGTTTTTACAAAAAATTGAACCGTATTCTGTTGTGAAAAAAGAACAGATTAACCTTGCCTTGACCTACCCAATGTTTAATAGCAAGGGCAAAAAGTACGGTAATAAGAGTAACCCTATTCCCGACGATGTTTGGCAGAAAAGGCTCGACATCAAGGATGGTCTAAGAAGCATCCGGGCAAGCATGAAGACTGCAGCGAAGGTGCGCTACGATGCCTAATAGGTTTGCATCTGGTAAAAATGCCATCTCGCAATGCGATGTTTGCGGGTGGCGGTACAAGTTGAGGGACTTGAAGCCCCTTGTCATTAAGACCAAGAACGTTAATATCTTGGCTTGTCCGGAGTGCTGGAACCCCGACCAACCGCAGTTGCAACTCGGTATGTGGCCAGTCGATGACCCGCAGGCCATCCGGAACCCCCGTCCGGACACGACTTATTTTGCACCCGGCAATAACGGCGCAGGTGGTAGTAGAATGATCCAGTGGGGCTGGAACCCGATTGGTGGGGCTAGCGCAGATGATGCAGGGCTGACCCCGAATTATCTCGTATCCAACGGATACGTGGGCGATGTAACGGTCGTAACGACCTAGGAGATTGAGATGAAGAACGGTATGCGTAAGATTGCGCGGGAAGAGGTCGGCAAGCACGAACGTGCCATGCATGGTACGAAAAAGATGCGTGCTGGTGGCAAGACCAACAGCGAGATGAAGCAGTACGGTCGTGGCATGGCTAAGGTCATGAATCAGCGCAGCCCGATGCGCGGTTCGTCTGGCCCGAGGTAATTGACATGAAAGAGAAGATCTACCGTAAGCCCAAGGAAGTACCGGTTATTCCGGGTTCTGGTGGCGGTGGGTACCCGGTGAGAGATGTAGATCGTAAGGGCTATATGCTCGACGGTAACTACAAGCACAGCCCCGACTATAAAAAGCGCATGAAGATGCGTGGGTCGGGTGCGGCTACTCGCGGGTACATGTTCTACCCCGACGAAGATTGAGGTCTGACTCGTGGCAATCTCTTACGCGGTGGGGGTGAATTCCCCGACGAACCTTTGGCAATTGATTCAAAACTACACTGAGTCAACCGAATCAACTTTTGTTGCCAATATCCCGACGTTCGTCGTTCAGGCTGAGCAGAGAATTTATAACTCTGTGCAGCTCCCGGCTGCGCGTAAGAATGTCACCGCAAATTGCACGGCGAACAACAAATATCTGACGCTGCCCGCTGACTGGCTTGCGGCGTTCTCCGTCGCCGTGATAGAGCCTGTGACGAACGCCCAGAGCTACTTGATCAACAAAGACGTGAGCTTTATCCGGTCGTCCTATCCTGACCCGGACACGGCGGCAGCGCCTGTGCACTACGCTCTGTTCGACAACGACACGTTCATTTTAGGCCCAACGCCTGACCAGAGCTACGGCATCGAGATGCACTACTTCGGTTATCCAGATAGCATCACGACGGCGGGAACTACGTGGCTTGGTACTAATTTTGAGACTGTGCTGCTCTATGGATCGCTGCGTGAGGCATATCTCTACCTGAAGGGTGAACAGGACATTACGGCATATTACGAGCAGAAGTATCAGGAAGGTCTGGCGCTCTTGAAGAACCTTGCCGAGGGCAAGGAGATGCGTGACTCGTACCGTTCAGGTAACCCCCGTATCGGCATGATGGGTAGCTAGCATGTCAATTTTTCAAACGCAGACTACAAGTTTTAAGCAGGAATTGCCGCAAGCTGTTCATGATTTGCTGACCGACACCATTAAGATTGCGCTCTACACAAGCATAGCAGCCCTTGGTCCGAACACGACCGTATACGGTGTGGCTAACGAAGTGGTGGGGACGGGCTACGTGGCTGGTGGCAAAGTCCTGACGGGAGTGACTATTGCAAATTTAAACGACGTTGTTTACGTGGATTTTGCCGATGTAGTGTGGAATCCGGCAGCGTTCACGGCGGCAGGTGCGCTGATCTACAACGCGAGTAAGAGCAACAAGTCTATAGCGGTCCTGAGTTTTGGCGCGGACAAGACTGCTACCAATACCTTCACGGTGCAGATGCCGACAAATTCGTATGACTCAGCACTCTTGAGGTTTGCGTAGTGCCGACAACATGGTCAAACATTGATGATAGTCAGGGGGCTTCGTGGGACAATGTAAAGTCATTCGGCTTTTTGTTGCTAGAAACCGGAGCTGGTAATTTTTTAGTTCAGGAGACGACTCCTGCTCCGTTTAACAAGTTTATTATCAACTCACCACTTTCTCCGCAAACTTGGATACCCGTTAACGTGAGTACTTAAATGACCACATTCAGCAGTAATCTTGGCATCGAACTGATCGGTACCGGCGAACAGGCTGGCACTTGGGGCGTTACGACCAATACTAACCTTGGCACCCTGCTTGAGCAGTCGATTGCCGGGTACGTAACCCAAACCGTCACGGACAGTGCCTCCCCGACCATCCTGACCATCCCGAACGGTGCCACGGGCGTGGCCCGTAACATGTACATCGAGTTGACGGGTACCCTGACCGCAGCACGCGTTGTCGAGGTGCCGAACAACAAGAAACTGTACTTTATTTTCAACAACACCACGGGCGGCTTCGCAGTCACGGTCAAGGTCACGGGCCAGACCGGCGTGTCGGTTGCCAGCACTATTAAGACCATCCT